AAATACGGTATTGAGTTTAGTGATGACCAAGTTTTAGAACTCGAAGATAACAGAGTACAATTAGCATCAGGATTTAACCTTAATTCTTTACGTAATTCAATTTTAAACATATTTAAAGGTAATCCCGATACTGAATCAAGCTTTTTAAAAAGGCTCTTTGGAATAGGCTCTAATGACGTAAATAAGCAAATTGATTGGTTAGAGAAAAAAGGGTTAGTAGAAAAAAAAGATGGTTCATACTATCCAACTGAAAAGGCTTTAAATAAAGAAACTAACGAAATAGACTCAGAGGTTGTAACGCTTTATACTTATGAAAAGCGTGAAGATGTTGACGGACCAACAATAAAAGACACCACCCGACAATTCTGTAGGGACATGTATAATAACACTCACAGAGGCGGTAAAAAAGTAGGATTAAGTTACGAAATGATTGATAACATCTCTAATGAGTTTGGTGAGAATGCTTGGGATTATAGAGGCGGTTGGTATAACGACGGAACAGAAACAACACCTTGGTGTAGACACGTGTGGCAAGGGCAAACAATTTTAAGAAAGAAATAATGGCACTCTGGATAGGACAAGAATACTTAAAAAGCAAATCAGTAATAAATGATAATGCTGATTTTCAAATATTAAAACCTATAATACAAGCGGTTCAAGATTTATTCATTGAACCTATTTTAGGTACTAAACTTTACAAACAAATAGATACTCAAATAACAAATAACACTTTAACAGCAGCCAATCAAACACTTCTTAATGATTATATCCTTAAGTGTATGTTATGGTACGTAATGGCTGAAAGTTCTAAAGTGTTTAAGTTTAGATATACTAACAAAGGAATAGTAGTTAAAACAGGCGAAAACTCCGAAGCTATAAGTACTGATGATTTAAAATTCATAGTAGATGATTGGAAAAACTACGCTGAGGTATACGCTGAAAAAACTATAAATTATATCGTACAAAACGAAAGTAGCTATCCTGAATATTCTAACAATAACGGAGTGGATGAAATATTACCTAAGGGTAGTGGATTTGATTCTCCATTTTATTTACCTGACCCATTTGTTAAGAACTGGAAGGATAGAAAAAACGCAGGAAACTTTTAATGAATAAAACGGATAAAAAAATAATCGAGTATCTTTTAAAAACTAAATTGAGTGCTTACATTAAACCAGATAGTCAAGAAGTTAGAAACATTCGCAAACGACCACAAGCAGCTAAGCGGTAATTTCCTCTTTGGTCATTTTTACGATTACGTGGCGAATAAGTCAGAGCATTACCCTGCTATGATTGTTTATTTACAGCCTAACCAATTATCCGAAAATACAGATACATATACTTTTCAAATTACAATTTGTGACCGTTTAAAAAAGGATGATACTAACGAAATCGAAGTGTTAAGTGATACTAACTTAATCGCTAAGGATTTAATAACATACTTTAAGAACTCACCAACGGAACGAGATGTAATAATAAATACTTCAGTTACTTTGAATGACTTTTCAGATAGGGAAGATTCAGAAACTGCTGGATACTTTTTTGATATAACATTTAGACAAAATTTTGATTATAACTATTGCGACATACCACTATGATAACTAAAACAACTATAACACGTCCAAACGATACCACTGCATACGCTACCGGAGATGTAATAAATGCGAGTGGCTCAACAACTCCTATTTTATTGGATTTAGGAAAACTTACAAATAATTCATTTGTATTTCAAACACATTTAATAAGCTCAAACGCTTCAAGCACACCAAGTATTGATGTTTACTTTTTTAGTGCATCTTTTACTATTGCTGCTGATAACGCTGCTTTGGCTCCAAGTGCTGCTAACTTAGGTACTTATTTAGGTAAAATCAGTCACACCTCATGGACTGCATTTTCTAATGGTAAGATATCAAGTGCAAAAGCTGATGCTCCGATAGGACTTCAGGCCATAAGTCAGTACTCAGGTGGAACAACTTTAACAACTGATTCAGCTTATATTTACGCTGTATTGGTAGCTGCCGGAGCATACACACCAACTGCTAACGAACAAATCACTTTAAAGGTAGACGTTGATTAATGAGGTTACAGCCTGTTAATTTATTCGGTACTAAGAAACAATCGGGGATTGGGAATATATGGTTCTCAGTCCCTGAATTTATTACATTATCGGATACAACTCCGTCGGCTGGATTTACAATTAACGGTGAGAACTTGCCACTAAATGGTACGGTTCAGGTAACATGTTCAGATAATTTAGAAGTAACGGACTTTTTAGCCGGATACCCTCCTGTATGGAGTTCAACTCTAACTATCCCATATCAAGGTTATAACTTAGCGACTGCTCCCGTAGCTGGTAATAAATGTTATCAAGTTAGATTAAAGCCTAATCAAGCTTATAACGTATATAACGAAACTTTAACTTGCACAGTTGGAGATGTTACTTCGACTTTAAATTGCACAGGAACGACTAATTTTAATTTAAATAACTTAGCTGTTTATTTAGATGCTTCAAATACTGATTCTTATTCCGGTACTACTTGGAATAATTTAGTTGCTTATAACCCAAGATTAACAAATACAGGAGCTACATTTAGTTCTTTAAACTATGGTAGTTTTTCTTTATCAGGTAGTAATTATTTAAGTGGAGTATATAACGACCCTTTCACGGACTTTACTTGTATGATTTGGTTTAAGTGTACAAGCATAAATGCAAGTCAAACATTATTAACTTTTGGTAAAACGTCAAGTCCTTATGCTTTTGTTGAAACTCAATTAAATGCTACAAATAACTCCTCTATTTTTACATATTGGAATGGTTCAGGTTCTAAAAATTCTTACATACCTGAAACTACTCCGAATGGAGATTATAACGATGGTACTTGGCATTCATACGTAGTAACAAGGAGTGTAACAAATTCGCCTTATACTGAACATTATGTTGACGGAGTATTAATAACCACTACATTAAGGAATGGCGACCAAACTGAAACATGGGGAGGTTTACCCGGTCAATTAACCTTAGGTGTTAACTATATAGGTAACATCTCACTAATTAAATTATTTAAAAGAGTTTTAACATCTACTGAAATTCTTTACGAACATAACATTTATAAAAATAGGTATTTATGAGAAAAACTTTAAAGGTTGTTGCATTTGGTGGTGGACCAGCGGACGCATTTATAAAAGCTGCAGGAATAACAGACAGTACACAACAAACAGCTATTAAAACATTGGTTAATGATTTAAATGGTTACGGGTTATGGACTAAAATGTTAGGCATATATCCATTAGTGGGCGGTACTGCAAGTTCACATTCATGGAATTTAAAAGATACTACTAAACTAAAAATGCGTTGGGTTGGTGGTATGACTCATGACTCTAATGGTGTTACAGGTAATGGTACTAACTCTTACGGTCAACCTGATATAACAGGAACAACAGGTATTAATGCAATAAACTACCCACCTTTAACAGCTACAAACTACGGTATATCATTATATCAAAGGAATACATCTGTTGAGTATATTCCACAAATTGGCTTTGGTTATGCTGATGGGTATTTTCTTTCATCTTATGGTGGTGGTACTACAAGTTATTTTAGAGGGATTTCATCATCTCAAGTTAGTGGTACAAACTCAAATAAAACAGGTTTATTCCACATGTACGGAGGTTCAGGAGTTGGTTCTGGTATAGTTAACGGAACTAAGGTAGCTACTGGTACAGGTGGTCAACTACAAAATCCAGCATTAGGTACTTTTTTATGGTTTGGTGCTAATAATGGGGCAGGGTATTCAAATCGTAACTTCGCATTCTTTACAGTATCGGAATATTTAAATGATACCGAAGCTGCTAATCTTTATACCTCTATACAAAAATTTCAAACTACACTTTTACGCCAAGTTTAATGTAAAAATATATGATAGTATATAAACTAAAATCACAAGACGTAGACAAGGTAAAGGGCGGACAATTCGCACCTGATTGCTACTTTAATCCCGTTCAAGATATTGACGGAAACTGGATAATCTCAATAGAAGAGTTAGAAGGTATACAAAATCCTGACTTCATGTTTTTAACTTTAAAAGATGAACACGGTGAGTATATTAATGTAACTCCGATAGAATATAAACCCGTACCACCACCTCCGATGCCATGAAATTTAGCGACCTAAAATTCACAAGCGCTGATGTTGTTAAACTCGTTGGTTTCTTAGGTGTTATCGGAATGATGTGGGCTGACCTTAAAAGCTCATACGTTTCAATGCAAAAGGATGTCGAGTTTTTACAATATCAAATCAATGAGATTAAAAAAGAAAACCCAAAGATAGCTGCTGTACTACCAAAATCAATAGAATTAGAACGTGAATAATTATTCTTTAATAGGTGTTTTAATAGCTTTAATCGGAGTCCTTAAAGGTAAAGAGGTATGGGAATATTTAAAGTCCCGTAATGACTCAAAAGGAAACAAAGATTTAATTAAACTATACGAAACACAATTAAATGAATGTAAAGAGCGTTCCGATGAACTGACCAAAAAGAACGAAGCACTATCGGAAAGGTTACAAAAACACTTATTAAAATCTAAAGGAAATGGACTTAAGCAAAATAAAAGAGATTAACTCTAAATTAAGAAAAGCACACTTTTTAAGTCAATGCGCTCATGAGTCAGGAAACTTTACTTTTTTAAGTGAGAATTTAAATTATTCAGCCGACGGACTTTTAAAAATATTCCCTAAGTACTTTGATAAAGCCTTAGCGTTAAGTTACGCACGTAATCCTCAAAAGATAGCTAATAGAGTATATGCTAATCGTATGGGTAACGGAGATGAATCGACCGGAGATGGATTTAAATTTAAAGGACGTGGTTATATTCAATTAACTGGTAAATCTAACTATGCTGAGTTCTCTAAATATATTGGCGAAGATTGTTTAACAAATCCCGATTTAGTTTCGGTTAAATACCCATTAGAGTCCGCTGCGTTCTTTTTTACAAAGAATAAACTATGGGCCATTTGTGATGAGGGGGATAGTGAGGATGTTATTAAAAAACTAACTAAACGAATTAACGGAGGTCTACACGGAATAGATGACCGAATAAAAAAATTTAAAAGTTATTATATATGAAAAAATTTTTAGTATCTTTGTTCCTCGATGAAGTAGGGAATGTATCGAGCAAGAGAGTGTGTGGCGTTCTTTGTATAGTATCGTTATGCGTCACAATGTTTGCTAACCAGTTTACTCCCGAACACATAAAGCCTTCCGATACCTTAGTTGATACCGTTGGATTGTTAGCCTTTGGATGTTTAGGTTTAACAAGTGTAGATAAGTATACTAAAAAAGATTAGGTCATGCCCCGTAAGGCAGCCTCCCCCCAAGTAATGATGTGTGATGTGGGGGGTTCTTTTTTGGTTTCTAATCTTAAGAATGCAGGACTTAAGTAATGAAACCTTAAAGCCCCTTCGGGGGCATTATTTATGAAATACATAAGAGAAATAATAATATTAGGACTTTTAATAGTTATATTCTTATTGGTCCGATGTCAGGACAAAACTATCGAGTATAAACGTATAGTAACACCAGTTGAAAAAACTATCTATAAAAAAGGTAAAAATATTCATCATGTAAAAGTTAAATCTAAATTTATACATGATACTATCAAATTAACTAAATTAGATACCATTAGAATTGTTGAAGCTTATAATTCAATGAATGTCTATAAAGATACTTTGAACT